CTAGTACAGAATATAACACAGCAGAAGCAATAGACTTATCTGATAGTGCTAAAATGGATGCAAACTATAATGTATTCCTAGATATGATGGATGCCTTTGTTGCTTTAATGCAAGGTAAACCAACAATGTTCTTAATGAATAGCAAAATGAAAACAAAAATGAAAGGTATTGCAAGAAGAGCAGGTTACTATTCAAGAACAGAAGACTCTTTTGGACAAAGTGTTGATAACTGGGATAATGTTCCAATGGTAGATTTAGAAGAATTCTACGATGCAACAACACAAAAAACTATCCCATGTGTTCCAATTGCAGAAGATGGAACAACAGATATTTATGCAGTTCAAATCGCAAAAGATGGATTCCACGGTGTTTCTTTACAAGGTGAAAAAATAATTTCTACTTGTTTACCAGACTTAAAACAACCTGGAGTTATCAAAAAAGGTGATGTTGAAATGGTTTCAGCTGTTGTTGTAAAAAATACACTAAAAGCTGGTGTATTCAGAAAAATAAAAGTACAATAATGTACAAAATAATAAATAAATGGGAGGGCTTAAAATATGCAAGCAAAAGTATTTTTAAACCAACCATTAACACAAGTAAGATATGGGCTTCACTTTGAAAAAGGTGTAGCCCTTTGTGATAATGAATATATTATTACAAAATTACAAAAAAAAGGTGTTAAGGTTGAAATAATAGAAGAACCAAAAGAAAAAACACTTGAGGAAAAAACAGTTGCAGAATTAAAAGAATATGCAGCAGAAAATAATATTGAAATTCCATCAAATGTGAAAAATAAAGCAGATATAATTGATTTTTTAAAAAATTATAATGCTGAAGATACAAAAGAAGAAAATCCGGAAGATACAAAAGAAGGAACAGAAAATCCTGAAGCAAATCCAGAAGGAAATACAGAAGAAAATCCGGAAGAAAAAAATGCTGAAGGTGAAGAAAATCCAAAAGCAGAATAATGAAAGGGTGGTAAGGGCATGAGATATTGCGACTATAATTATTATAAAACTGAATATGGGCGGAAATATGCCCGAATCTTCTTTTAATAGATTGTCAATAGAAGCAAGTGCTTATATAAAAAGGAATACTCATAATAGAATAAATGAAAATAATATTCCAGATGAGGTAAAACTTTGCACATGCTCTCTTGCGGACAAAATGAAAAAATATGAAAAGAAAAAAGGTAAAGTTTCAGAAAGTGTTGGGTCTTGGTCTGTAAATTATCAAAATAGTTCAGAAGATGAAAATGAATTATATGATGTATTGGTAAATTTCTTGCTATATGTAAAAGATGAAAAAGGCGAATCTGTTTTATATAGGGGGTGCTAAATATGTTTGAAGATAGCATTACTATATTTAATAAGAAATATGATCCTACTATAAGGGACCACAATTATGTAAGAACTTATTTAATAGGGGTAAATATAGAAAAGAAAAAAGCAGTAAATGTAATAAAATCAGGTCTTGAAAATGCAAGTTCCGGAACAATTTATATTCCTACTGAAGATTTAGATTCAGAAAACAAAGAATATATTTCACCAAAAAAATATAATCAATTATCAAAAGAAGATATTGAAAAATACTATACTTTTCAAAATGGTGATATTGTTGTTAGTGGTATTGTTGATTATACAATAGATGAAAACAATACTATTACAACATTAAAAAACAATTTTGATGATGTATTTGAAATAATAACTATTGATAATAAATTAAAAGGTGGCTTGCCACATTGGGAGATTGCTCTAAAATGATAAAATTCAATGGGGTTTTTGAGTTAGACGATACCAAGAAAATTTTACAAAGGCACGGTCTAAACGATGGTGGGGTTGTTCGGAAATTTGTTGACAATGAAGTTTTAAGAAGGTGTGCGAAATATATACCTTTTCGAACAGGTGCATTAATGAATATGGGAATTATGGGAACAGTAATTGGAAGTGGAGAAGTAGCTTGGATAGGTGTAAAACCTAGATATTTATATTATGGAAAAGTTATGGTTGGTCCTGCCCCTAAAACTGTTACAGATAAAGATTTAACCTATTATGGAGGTCCACAACGAGGTGCATTTTGGTTTGAAAGAATGAAAGCAGCTGAAGGACAAGAAATTGTCAAAGGAGTTCAAGAACTATTAAATGGAGGTAATTAACATGGCAAAAAATAAAAAATCTATAATAAAAGCTATTAGAGAATTTATTGCACAATGTCCCCACTTACATGATGGGAAAATTGGTGTAGATTATTTAGAAAATGAAGTGGCTTATAGCATAGAGCCTACACCAGTTGCACCAAAGGATGAATCTTTTATAGATGATTCTGCAATAAAACAATTTGCTTTTATATTTGCAAGTAGAGAAAGTTATGGCCAAGAGACTATTCAAAATATGCTAAATACAGAATTTTATGAAGATTTTAGTGATTGGATAGAAGAACAAAACATAAATGGAAATTTGCCAGAAATTGAAGGTATTGAAACAATAGAATGTTTAAGTACTGGATATGCATATCAAACAGGAATTGATACTGCAAGATATCAAATACAATTAAGAATTACTTATTATAAATAAAAAAGGAGGAAAATTAAATGAAAAGAAGTTTATATGCTACATTTATGAATGTAGGAACAACAGCTGAACCAAACTATGCTAGGATGGGTAAAGGTATTTCAGAAATGAAAGAAGCCTATAATGCTGAAGAAGAATCAAATCAATATATACACGAAGATAGTGCTACAAATGAAGTAGTTTCTTATTCACCAACATTTGATGTTACACAAAAATGTTATGTTGGAGAAGAAATCTTTGAGTATGTAGATGAAAAAAGAAAAAATTTAGCAGTAGAAGAAGATGCAAAAACTGATTGTTTAAAAGTTTATTTATATAGTCAGTTAGCAGAAAATGTATATGAAGCTGCTAAAATCAATACAACTCTTGTTATTGGTGATTTTGATGCAAAAGAAATCACATATAATGTAAAACAAAATGGTAATCAAGAAACAGGTTATGTAACAATAGATGCTGAAGGTAAAGTTACTTTTACAGCAGGAAAATATGCAGCCTAAAATTGATAAATAGAAAGAATAAATAAAAATAATGCTACATTATTTTATGTGGCATTATTTTTTTGTATATACGAGGAGGTAAGTCATGGCAGATGGCTCAATTAAAATTATTAAAAAGAATATTTATACAATAGATATAAATGACGAATATGACAATGTAATTCATACATTAGAATTTCACTTAAACGATGCTAATTTTCCAGTAAAAATGTTAGAGTTATACGATAGTGCATTTAAAGAATTAGAAATATTAGAGAAAAAAGAAGAAGAATTAAAACAAAAAATATTAGCTGAAGGTATAACAGAAGTTCCAGAGATAGAAAATGTAACTGTTGAAAATGTTAATAAACATATTGAATTAAGTCCAGCTACAAGAGAATTTTATTTAACAGAAGCTGAAGGATATAACACATTAAGAACAATTTTAGATAAATTTCTTGGAAAAGGAACTTGTCAAGCTATTTTTGGAGATTACAATGACAAAGAAATGTTTGCTGACTTTCTAGAAGGATTAATGCCTGAATTTGAAAAAATGGGAGTAAAAATACAAGATATACAAAAAACAATGTATAAAAAGTATGCTCCTAAAAAAAATAAGGTGATTTAACTATGGTTGAATATCCAGAATTTGCAGAAATTGATGGCCAATTATACAAAATAAATACAGATTATATATATGCATTAGAATGTTTTAAAATAATTGACGACAATTCAATTTCTGATGTGGAAAGAGCAATTGCAGTTGTTAGTGTATTATTTGGGCAAGAAAACGAAAAGGGAGAAATAATAAATATACCAAAAAATATTAATGGTGCTCTTGAAAAGGCAGCAATTTTTTTATCATGTGGAAAGGAAAACAAGAGTATAACAGATGCAAAAAAAGACATGGACTTTGAGTATGATAAAGAATTTATTTATGCTAGTTTTATTTCAGACTATAAAATAGATTTAGAAAATACAAATATGCATTTTTGGAAATTTTGTAATTTAATAAGTGGTTTAACAGAAGATAGTATTTTAAATAGAGTAAGAGATTTAAGAAACACAAATTTATCAGATTACACAGATCCAAAAACTAGAACTAGAATACAAGAAGCCATGGATAGAGTTGCATTGCCAACACAATATGATAAAGAAGATTTAGAAGCATTAGAGAACTTTAACAAATTACTAGGAGATGATTAAAATAGAAAAGGTAGAATGCCCATTTTGTGGATATAAAATGCCCATTACATTTAGCAAAGATGCTAGATGCAGTGGCATTTTTGTTAAGTGTAAAGGAAAAAAATGCAGACAAGTATTCGAAATAATAATTGATAAAAAACAAGTCAAGTAGAGCCATTATGTGCCGATGACTTACCGAGAAAGAAATGAGGTGAGAATTTTGGCAGATGGCTCAATTCGTATTAATACAAAAATAGATAAAAAGGGAGCAGAAAAAGGTCTTGAAGAATTAAAAAAATCAGTAGATGTAAAAGTAAAACAATTAGAAAAAGGTGTTGCTAGTGCAGGAAATGAAGTAAATAGATTAAATGATAAATTTAATCAAACTTCTCAAGAGTTATCAAATGTTCAGCAACAAATGGATTTAGTTGGGGACCGTGTATTTGAAACATATAGAGATTTCCAAGGTGTAATGTCTGAAACAGATTTTGATAATTTTATACAAAGTCAAATACAAGCAGATTCAGAGTATAAGAAATTAATAAATAAACAACAACAATTAACAACAAAAGTAAATGATTATAAAACAAAACTTGAAGCATCACGAGGAAAACAACAACAACTAAATACATCCTTATTACAAGCAAAAAAAGAACAATCACAAGTAAATATAAAAGTAGAAGAAGCAAAGAAAAAAGCAGCAGAATATGCACAAAAAATGAAAGAGGCATCAAAGAATACTAAAAAAACAGCAGTAGAAAATTTAGGAATTTCAAAAAATATAGGTGGGTCAGTTAAGAAATTAGCAAGTTTTGGTGTTATTCTATTAGGATTTAGAAGTATATATTCATTATTAAAAAATTCTATGAATGAATGGCTAAATGCAGGTAGCAAAGAAGCAAAACAATTACAAGCAGACCTTACAAATTTAAAAGCCAATATAGGCTCTGCTTTAGCACCAGCAATTCAAAGTGTTTTGCAAATCTTTTATAAAATACTTGCCGTTGTAGGTGCAATAGTGAAATCATTTGCAAATATAAACATTTTTGCAAAGAAAACTGCAAAAAGTACAGCAAGCACAGCATCAAGTACAAAAGCAGCAAGTAATAATTTAGCAAAATTTGATGATTTAGATGTATTACAAAAAGATTCTAGTGCAGATAGTGGTGGAATGAGCCCAACAGATTTGAGTGCTTTAATGGCACAATATGATAGTTTGGCAGAGAAAATAAAGAATATATTTGCATTTATTTTTGAGCCTTTTAAAAAGGCATGGGAAACAACAGGACAAACAGTTATATCTTCAATTCATAATGCTTTTAATGGATTAACAAATTTATTTGGTGCAATAGGTAGCAGTTTTGCGAAAATATGGACCAATGGAACAGTGCAAACAACAATAGAAACATTAATGAAAATATTTGCAGGTATATTAGATATTATTGGTAATATTGCAAATGCTTGGGCAAATGCATGGAAAAATAATGGCAATGGAGATAAAATTGTTCAAACTCTTGCAAATGCTTTTAATGATGTACTTTGGATTATAGAAGATGTAGTAAAATGTTTTGCTGATTGGACAGCTAGTACAAGTGTTCAAAACTTTTTAAATGCATTAGTTGGATGTTTAGCAATTTTAGGTGAGTGGCTACAAAAAATTACAGGCATGTTAAAAGATGTGTGGGAAAATGGTGGAAGTGAAATGTTTTCAAAATTACTAGATGCATTGGGAAGAGTTGGCGAGACAGTAATGGTAGTAATACAAGTAATTTTACAAGCATTAACACCATTAGTTGATTGGTTACTTGGAATATTAAAACCAGCAATAGCAGGGATAATAGAAGTAATTAGTTATGTTTTAGATGCATTAAATGGAGTATTAGATTTTATTATAGGAGTATTCACTGGTAATTGGGAATTAGCTTGGCAAGGAATAAAAGACTTTTTTGTACGGAATATGGAATGCAATAAAAACATTAGTTACTACTGTATGGAATGCAATTTATTCTATAATTTCATCAGTTATTAATGTGATAAAAAGTGTAATAACAACAGTATTTACTGCGATAGGTAATTTCTTCAGTACGATTTGGAATGCTATAAAAACCACTATTAGCAATGTAATTACAGGTATTTATAACGGAATAGTAAATAAATTTAATGCAGTTAAAAACTTTGTAACAACATTATTTACAACAATAAAAACAACAGTATCAAATATATGGAACTCAATTAAAACTTCAATAGTAAATGTGATAAGTAATATAGTAAATGGTGTAAGAGATAAATTTAATAATATGAAAACTAACATTACAAACATATTCAATAATATAAAAAATAGTGTAGTAAATATATTTAATAATATAAAAAATAGTTTAGTAAATGTTGTTTCAAATATGTGGAGTGCTATAAAAAATAAATTCAGCACATTAGGTACAGCAATAGGAGATGCGATTTCAGGTGCAGTAAAATCTGCGGTGAATTGGATCTTGTCTAAAATAGAAAATGTTATAAATAATTTCTTCAGATTAATAAATGCAGGTATAGATGTTATTAATGCTATTCCAGGAGTAAGTATTGGAAAACTAAATATGCTTTCAATTCCAAAACTTGCAAAAGGTGGTATTGTAAATCAACCAACACAAGCAATTATTGGTGAAGCTGGTAAAGAAGCAGTATTGCCATTAGAGAATAATACAGAGTGGATGGATGTACTTGCAGGAAAAATTGCAGCAATATTGGGAACTTCTTCTAACAATGATTCTTCAAGAGAAATAGTAATAAAATTTGATGGAACACTAGCCCAATTAATAAGAGTATTAAAACCAGAACTAGACAGAGAATCTAACAGAAGAGGAGATAAATTAATTGTAGGAGGTGTTTCATAATGGAAGAAGAAAAAAATGTGTGGAGTGATTTTTTAACAATAGATGGAGAAGTATTTGATGTAAAAGTATTAACTGGAGTAAAAAGAAATGCCGATTTTT